AGATCCTTCCGCCATGCTTCGCGCTCGCTGCATATCGAAGGCTATTCGAATGCTCGCCCCTGAAGTTGTTGCTGGCGTCTATACCCCCGAGGAGGCCGCCGACTTTGCCGCCACGCCACCAGCAACACCCACCATCACCGCCACGACGCGCCAAACGGTCAACGTCACGCCGGAACCGCAGTTCTCGCTCGTTGAGAAGCTGGAGCAGATTCTTGAGCCACATTCCGACATCGCCAATGCGTTCCTGCTCTCGAAGAACCTCATCAAGGAAGGTCAGAACTTCCGCGATGTCAGCACCAAGGTGGCCAACATGATCATCTCCGATAGCGACAGCTTCCTGATCAAAGCGAAGGCGTTCTCCGAACCGACCATCGAATGAGCATTCTAAACCGCCACATCAACTTCGACATGCCAGCCGAGAAGTATCACGCCGTTGATGCTCTCTCGAAAAGCATGATGTCCAAGATCCTCAAGTCCCCGGCGCATTATCGCGCCGCGTTGGAAGAGCATCAGGAGCCGAGCAAGGCGATGCAGATGGGGACGGCGATTCATACCGCTGTTCTCGAACCGCACCTGTACTCGCAGGTCGTCGCCGTCATCCCGCCGGATATCGACGCAAGGACCAAGGAAGGCAAAGCATGGAAGGAAGCGCATAAGAGTCGTATCCACATGACTCATGCCGAGGACATCGATGTGCAGGGTGTTGCCAATAGCGTCCGCCGCCATCCGTTCTGGGACATCATTCATTTGAACCACAAGATTGAGGCATCAATCTTCGCTGAGGATGAGGAAACTGGCCTACCCCTTAAAGCGCGTCCCGATCTGTGGGTCGAAGATCATACGCTTGTTGATGTGAAGACGACCGACGATGCCTCGCCGGAAGCGTTCACACGCACCATCACCTCGTTCGGCTACCACATTCAGGCCGCGCATTATCTGGAGATGGCGCAAGCCGAGAACTTCATCTTCGTCGCCGTCGAGCGTAAGGCTCCGTATGCGGTTGGCATCTACAAGCTGGACGCCGAATGGCTTCAGGCCGGTGCGAACCTGCGTCGCAAAGCCATCACGCTGCTCCACGAATGCAAAGCACTGGACAGTTGGCCAGCCTATCCAACTGCCGTACAAACCCTTTCTTGCCCAAAGTGGGTCTTGAATAAGTCAGAGAGCTAAAACCAAAATCGAAACCTAACAATTATGTTCCAAGTAAACCGTAAGGATGCTGGAGGCCGATACATCGATGCCGAAGGCGAGTACACCGTATCCGTCACCAAAGTTGAGGAGAACCTCGATCCAAAGGGCCGCGAGGTCTGCAAGGTGACGTTCACGACTGGCGACGGTGCCAGCATCACCGACCGTTTCCTCAATCAGGAAAACACTTGGTTCCGCGTGAACCAGCTTGTCGCCGCTACCAACCACAACGTGCCGGACGGTACGCAGGTTGACTTCCTTGGTGTGAAGGGCAGCTACGCGAACTTCCTCAAGTCGATGATCGGTTTGGATCTGGTCATCACGACTCGATTCGAAGAATACGAGTACAACGGCGAGCGGAAGAAGACTCTTCGCCTCAAAGGCATGAAGGCTGTCGCCCCGGTTGCCGCCGATACCGAGGAGAAGCCGTTCTAAACATCCCAAACACGGAGGGGAGCGCATTCCGCGATAACGCTCGCAATCAACCTAAGAATTCAAATTCGCATCCATGAGAACCAGACTTGTAGCTATCACCAAACCCCTTGTCGGCGACGGAACTATGACCGCGTCCGACTTCATCACGTTCGCCGCGAGAGTCTCAAATCCGTCGAACCAGATGAGCCTCCTCACCGCCCCGAAGTTGTTGGCCTACTGCATCAAGCACGGCCATTGGAGCATCTTCGAGCAGGCCAGCATGACCGTCGAGATTCAGACCAGCCGCGCCATCTCCGCTCAAATTCTCAGACATCGCAGCTTCTGCTTTCAGGAGTTTAGCCAAAGATATGCGCCAAGCGATGCAGCGGAGCCGGTCGAACTTCGCACTCAGGACCGTGTTAACCGCCAGGGAAGCGGCGAAAAATTCCCGCAGGAGTGGGCCATTGAATGCGTCGCCAAGTCGGTCGATCTGGCGTTCAGGACGTATCGAACGCTGCTTCAGGAAGGTGTGAGCCGCGAGACAGCGCGAATGGTCCTGCCGCTCTGTACACAGACGACTCTGTACATGACCGGCAACATCCGATCATGGATTCATTACTTCGAGCAGCGTTGCGCCAAGGGGACTCAGAAAGAGCATCGCGACATCGCCATCCAGATCCGCGACGAAATCTTCGCCAAGGAATTCGCGGTCATTCACGAAGCCATTACGAGCGAGGCCAAATGAACACCCCCAAACCCAAACGTCCCACTCCCAAGATCTTCGTGGTCAGCGATGACACACACAAGCGACTGAAAGAGTACGCAACCAAGAAGGGCTACAAGCTACAGTTTGTGGCCGACGAAGCGGTGGCGGAATATCTAGCGAGAAAGGAATCAAAGTGAACATCGAACAAACCAAAGAAACCATCCGCGTTATGGATGCATCTATCAATGGAATGGAAGTGGAATCCAAACTGATTGGCACTTATGATTGGGTACTCGATAAAAACCCAAGTTGGAACTGGCTCAACTACGACTACCGTATCAAACCCACTGCAAAGTTTCGCCCGTGGACTGCGGATGAGGTTCCGCTGGGGGCGTGGATGAGATTCAAGCGCAACCCGCAGGACCGAGTTCTCCTCGGCTGGGTGTCTGTCCAAGCTGACAGAGACTTGTGGCTGGATGAGCGAGAGTACAGCACCGACGGCGGTAAAACGTGGCTCCCGTGTGGAGTGGTGGAGGAGGCCAAGCCATGAGCGACACACCAAGGACGGATGCGAAGCGTGGTTTTCATGATTTGGACACCGCCGTTGATGCTGAGTTTTCTGAACAACTCGAACGCGAACTGAACGCCTCCAACGACCGCATCAAGCGGCTGGAGGAGGCAGGGGACAATATGGTTACGGAAGAGGACGTATTTATTCGTCTCAAAATCTGGACCAAAGCCAAGGAGGCCAAGCTGTGAGTGATACGCTGCGAACAGATACGCTTCTAATTATACATGACATGGATCCTGAACCAAAAGTTCTTATCAACCATGCGCGTGCCTTGGAGCGGGCGCTGAACAATGCTGACGCTAAGATCAAGCGGTTGGGGGAGGCGGGGGACAGAATGCGACTGTATTGCGCTGATCCTGATGACTGCTTCGCTTGGGATAGGGCTAAGGAAACCAAACAATGAACACCCCACCAGACCTGTCAGTCGCGTTCGTTTACAAGCACAGAATGACCAGCGAGGTGCTTGTGGTGGACATCGACCGCGCACGCGAACTCGACGCAGCCAGACCATACTGGCAGCACGTTTCAACGGTAAACCCAATCATCATCCTGCAACTCATCGTCAAAGCGAAGGGTCGAGCTAGGACCAAGATCATTAAAGAACTAAGCGAGAAACCATGAAACCCAAAAAGAAGAACACAGTAATCACCATCGACTCAGCACTCCACGAAGAGTTCCGCAGATACTGCGAACAGAACGGAGTCAAGATCGGCTTTCTCGCTGCCCAAGCGTTGCGAAAGCTGCTGGATGAAAAGCGTGGGACGACGCAAGTACCACACTCCTCATCGGCGGCTAACGCTTGACAGCGAAGCCTCCCGTGTGGGCGGCACAATCCCCTTCGCTCGCTATGAAGCAGTGGGCGGAGGGGCAAATTTCCTAAAACTATGAATCTGAGAGACTACCAAAAGAACGCAGTAGAGTGGGCCAAAACTAGCGACGGCCTGATCATCGCACCGGCTGGCAGTGGCAAGACATGGATTGCCGCGAGCATCATCAAGCATTACGCAACGCTGAATCCAGAGTGGACGTTTGGCTGGACAGCACCCACTAGGGAAACCTGCCAGCAAGCTAGAGTGTCTCTTCGCGTTGCTGGTGTGCCTGAAAGCGTCGTCGATATCCGATGTCCGCATGAGTCAGTGGACTTCAGTAAGAAGCAGCTTCTCGTAATCGACGAAGCAAAGCATAGCCCTGCTCGCGTTCTGAAAGGCATCATCGAGTCGTGTAACGGCATGCGTTATGGCTTCGATGCCACGCCCTGGTGCGATGATCCAGAGCGTAATGCGGTGACGCGAACGCTCTTCCGCAATCGCACCTACGAAATCAAGCGCAGCGACATCGGCGATTCATTGGCCGACGCTTACCTTCAACTCTCCGACGCTACCGACCTGAACCTGAAGCAGAAGATCGACGACAACATCGACCGCTTGTTCCAAGCAAGACGGCGGTATATGCGGATAAGTGATGACGAATTAAAACGCATGTGCGCTTGGGAATCCTTGGTGGACATTGGCATCTGCCAGAATGATGCGCGCAATCAGTACGCCATCGACTACGCGATAGAACACCTCGACATGCAGACTCTCATCCTTATACCGCGCATCACGCTGGGCGAGGAATACGAAGCCGCGATTCCACGTTCGCTCCTCGTCCATTCGAAGATCGGCAAGAAGCAGCGCAAGGCGGCGATGGAGGAGTTCAAGGTCGGAAACCTACGAACCATGATTGCCACATCATTGGCCGACGAAGGACTTGATCTACCGAACGTGGAACTGCTGATCATGGTCAGCGGCGGCAGGTCATCGCAGAAGACGATCCAGCGAGCGAGCCGCGCATTGCGGAAAACAGATTCCAAAAACTGTGCGACAATTCTGGACTTTTCTGACAGGTTCCATCCCATCGGTGCATACCACGCGAAGAAGCGAATGGAATGCTACCGCCAACTAGGTTGCGTATTTTTACAATGAGTGCATCAACGACATCAAACGAAACAGCCACGCCTACGGAGAACGTAGTTTATCTCATCGGAGAACTACGAGGCATCAGCCGCCAAACGGAAACCAAGAGTGGAGCATTGATGGTACGACGTGTTATCTCAATCGCTCGCCATTGGACCGACAATGATGGCCGATTCCACGAAGAATACGATGATTTCGAGTTGTCGAGCTGGGGACAGGTGGCTGAGAAGATAATAGAAATCGGCAATGGCGCGTTGGTTCGCGTCAAAGGCCGAGTGAAGGTCGAGAAATGGAATGAAGGTGGCGACACGAAAAGTGCGGTTCGAATCGCTGCCGAACAAATAACGGTTCTGTGTTACTGATTTATGAAGACCTGCTCAAAGTGCAATGCAGAAAAGCAAATTGAAGCCTTCTCTCTCAACAAGAGGAGAAAAGACGGAAGGCAAGATTGGTGCAAGGTGTGCGTTTCAAATAGATTTTTTGAAAACCGAGATTTGATTTTGCAGAAATCTGCTGATTACCGACAAAAAAACAGGGAAAAACTTCGGCAGTATCAGTCTGTTTACAACGCGGTTCACGCATCAAAAATTAGAGAGCATTCACGAGACAGACGCTCAAAAATAAAACTCGATCCTATTAAATTCCAAAGATTTAAGGATCAGACAAGAATGGGATGCAAACTTTCAAAACTTAAGCATGCAGACCGAGAGCTTGCTAGGATTGCTGTTAAGAAGGCCATTAAGGCTGGAGAAATTGTAAGGCCGGAATACTGCTCGGCGTGTGGGGTTCATTGTAAACCAGAGGCACATCACGACAGTTACGAGCAGGGACAGTGGCTCTCGGTTAGATTTTTGTGCAGAAAATGCCACAACATTCACCATCGGAAATATCCAGAAACAAAAACTGAGAACAAACTGAAAACAGCATGAAAACAATAATTGCGGTAGACCCAGGGGTTGGAGGCGGCTTTGCGGTTCACACAAGGGACGGAATTCTCCTGTTCCCGATGCCAGATTCGGTGCCTGACATGCACCAGCTTTTACTTGGATTCAAAGTTACTGAGTCCCAATTGTGGATTGAGAAAGTTCCCAAGTTCGTGAGCAAGCTGACTCCTGCTGCAAGCGTTGCCACGCTACATGAGAACTACGGAATTATCCAAGGGTTGGCCTACGCTCAAGGTTATGCGCTTCACCGCGTAGAACCGAAAATCTGGCAAGATCCGCTTGGACTTGGAGGACGTAAATCATGTGGAACAGGACCAGAATGGAAACGCAAACTTCGAAGCAAGGCGCAGGAATTGTACCCCCATCTGGACGTAACCCTGAAGAACTGCGACGCGCTTCTGATCCTTCACTATGCCCTAGGAGGTGGCAGATGATCCGCAGATCGAGCCGTCCTCCCTCATCGGACGAAATCAGACAGCTCCTCATCGCCGCATTCTGCGCTGGCATGGTCATCACCGCCGCATACTTCATTCTCTTCGTCGTCAAATGAGCGAGCCTACCAAACCTCTCGCAGAGGAAACCGACATCGAAACCCTGCGCCATGCCATTGAGGAATACCAATGGTTGGCCAAGGTTCTCTTCAAATCTCTCGGATGCGGATGCAACGCAGGACATGACCTGTGCTGGAACTGCACCCAAGCTGAGCGACACTACAAACACACAATCGAGATATACAAATGAGCATGAACAAAGTAACGACAGTCCGAGTGGCAGACGCAGACGAATCGACCCCAAGGATCGACTTCGCCTACATCGACCGAAAGTACAAGGAATGGCTGATCCGCCGTGGATTCGCCAACGAAATCGGAACCGAAATGGGAATGCGCCGAGCAGGCGGACGACGCGGCAAACGAATCGAACCCGATGAAATCTGAAATCACGCGACAACAGTTGTTGAAGGAGGCCCCTCAGTTGATCGAGTATGCACTTCTTCGCGGTTGGATGAGCAGGCCGAAGCCCCAGCAAAACGTGGATGGAGTCTGGCATTCGAGCGGTTCAGGCCATCTCGACGATGCAACCGAAGATGAGATACAAGAACTTAGGAAACAGCTCGGTGCAGGTTGAACTCCTCTCCGACGACGTAGAGATACGAATCGGAGAAACCAAGTGGTCTGGAGTTGTCTACATGCGGGAAGGCAAACGAAAGCTCTACGTTCGAACAAAGGCTGAATTCAATGCCAAGTTCGCGCTGATAGATGCGAAGCCCTAGCCATTACATCGCAGCACAAGAGCAGCTCTTTGCGAAGTTCAAGTCTCGCTCCATACCCATCCAACAGTGGAGCAAGTACCTGATGACTCCCAAAGAGCTGGCTCTCCTTTTTCAGAAGCTGGAGAAATCAAATTCTGTTCTTCAAGACATCGCCAAGACTGACCTTGGCAGGTCCGGGGAACTCGCGAGAAAACAACTTGGAATCGAATGAGCAATTCAAATATCGACCGTGCGCGAGCATGGCTTCGCAACACCCCCGGTGCCATCAGCGGCCAGGGCGGTCATAACACAACCTTCGCAGTAGCTACCGCTCTAGTGCATGGCTTCGAGCTATCGCATGGCGAAGCCGAAACGCTCCTGCATGAGTACAACGCGAAATGTCTCCCACCGTGGAAGCCGAACGACTTGGTTCATAAGCTAAACGAGGCGTTTAGAGTTTCTCACGACAAGCCGAAAGGTTGGCTTCTCTCAGCGCAGAGCGGAACGCCCGTATCAACGACCGGAAAGTTCATCGTTCAGAAGATCCAAGCAATTCCGCAACCGGAATGCCGATTTACAACCATCGACTTTCTCAAAGCCTGCTTCGAGCCGGACGAAGTTGTCTGCATCTGCAACGACATCATCTGCGACGAGGAGGGTAAGGGTAGGCCAGCGTCCAAAGGTACGTTCCTCAAGCGCGACGAATGGATTGAGAAGCATTTCACGCCGCCCATAAGTTCCATGTGGAACGGTCCTGATAGCCGTGGCGCGTATGTCCGAGTGAATCCGTGTCTCGATGAAACCGGATCGGACTCTGGCGTGTCAGCATTCCGCCATGTGCTGGTCGAGATGGACGAGAAGACCAAGGATGAGCAATGGACGATCCTGAAGGATTCGAAGCTGCCGCTATCCGTCGTCATCGATTCCGGTGGCAAGAGTCTGCACGGCTGGGTGCGCGTTGAGGCGGCGAACAAGGAGGAATGGGGCGAGCGTCGCGATGTTGTTTATCGCCATCTGGAGGCTCTCGGCATCGATCCGAAGAACAAGAACGCGAGCAGGTTCTCTCGTCTTGCCGGTGTGATGCGCGATGGCAAGGAGCAGAGGCTTGTCGCCATCAATGTGGGCGTCGTGAACTGGGATGCGTTCACGGACTATCTGGAGTCCCAGGACATGCCTCAGGAGTTCCCGCTCCAGAGCATCATCGATTATGATCCTGAGAACGACCCTGACAACCTGATCGGCGACAGATGGATTCGACGCGGCTCATCGATGCTCTTTGTCGGTCAGAGCGGATGCGGTAAAAGCTCGATGGCGTTCTATCAAGGACTCAGGTGGGCCATAGGTTCGGATTGGTTCGGATGTCAGCCGGTACGACCGCTCAAGGTGGCCTACGTCCAAGCTGAAAATGATATCGCCGATCAGCACGATGCGCTGAAAGGAGCCGCGCAGATGGTCTTCGGAAGCGATTGGCGGAACGGATTGCGCCGTGCGGGCATGCTCTTCTTCCGCGAGGCAGTTCGAACCGGCGCGGAGTTCACGACCATGCTGCGTCGTCTTATCCGCAAGACGAAGGTGGATATCGTCTACATCGACCCTTTGCTCTCCTACATCGGCGGCAATCCATCGGACATCGAGGTCTGCGCGAACTTCACGCGGCACTTGCTTCAGCCGATTATGATGGAGACAGGAGTCGTCATCGTGCTGGTTCATCACTTCCCCAAGCCGAAGGGTAAGGACGACAAACCGGAGAGCGTGGCAGATATGGCCTACTCAGGATTCGGCTCGTCTGACCTGACCAACTGGGCGAGAGAGGTGATTGTGCTGAAGGAGGTTGGATTCAATCAGCCGCGACGCTTCATGCTTGGAATGGCGAAGCGCGGAGACAGGTCAGGATTGAAGGATAAGAACGGAAACAAAACCGGCTCCATCGTTATTCAACGAGGAGTCGGAACGATATCCTGGGACTACGCTCCACCTGAGCAGTTCGTAGTCGATAAGGCGGCGGCAACGACAAAGAAGCCGTGGGGCGGACGACCTAGGGGGCGTTAGCTTTCCTTCTCACGCTCAGCGCGGCGACGACCTTTCGCAGCGAGCGATTGGAACTTCGCCTTGCCGAGCTTTTTGCGGCCAATGTACGCCGCCAAAGCGCGAGACTCTCTCACACCCTTCTTCTCAAGCTCGCCGATGAGCTTCTCGTAACGTCCGCCACCACCAAGTTTCATCTTGTCCATATCAGTTAGAATGAGTTGTTACCGAAGAAATTACCACGCTTTGCACGACCAATACTTAGGCGTCGTCTTGTCCTTAGCCTCCGCGCAATTATGCCGCGCGCGGAAGTTCTTACGACGCTCAGGATTGTCGCGTTTAATCTCCATGTTCGGATCGCCGAAGCGAACCTTGATGACGTTGCCGCTGTCGTTCTTAACGTAGACAGCACTCTTCTTCCGCTCTCCCGGCGTGTAGAACGGCTTGTTGAGCGTCACCTTCTTGCCTTGGTAGCGATTACCTTTCTTCTTGGAGAAGGAGGTTTTCATTCAGAAATTAGTTACCTTCCAAAAAGGTTGGATAAAGATTGTTTGAATGGAGTTAAAACAGGTTCAGCTTCCTCTTGGTTCAGCATCAACCTGTCTCGTTCAATGTTGAGGATGCGAGGCCACAGCCTTTCAATCTTATCGATCTGAGCCTTGGTTGCTGAATCAAGAGGCTTTGAAACAATGTCGAGGTATTCAGGAGTTTTAAGAATCCTCCCAATAGCAGCGTCAACAGCTTCTTTCATCCCCTTTTCCATCGTTTTGTAAACACCGTATCCACCAAGCCCAACACCAGCTCCAACAAGACCTTTGTAGGTTCCGTATCCAATTCCGTATCCAACACCAGTCGCAAGTGCTGGAGCGATGAATCGACTGAAAACGCTGGGTTTTCCAAGGTCTGATACTTGTTCCAACTGGTTGGCAACCGTGTTTATTCGCTTGACCCCATCTTCTCCAAGCAGTCTTTGGGTTGCTTCGTAATACTTACCTTGAGCCTCCTTATTCCCAACGAGAGAGGAAATCTTTTTGGTGTCGATCTTTGATC